CCTCTAATTACCCTCTCATCACTCTTCCAGTTCTTAATATAAGTACCATCTCTCAGTAATCCAACACGCTCATTGGGTTCTGTAGAGATTTTATTATCTTCGTAAGTTTTTTCAAACTGCCTTGGGAACTTAGTAACAAGACGAGCATCAGTTACCGATAAGTTATTAGAAGTAAGTATCGTCTGATTTAACTCGTACCAAGGAAGACCAGTAGTGTAAACATATACACTCTCATCATCAGTATAGATGGTATTAATACCTGCAATAAGGTTTTCATTTAACCTTACAGGAAGTAAGTCATTAAATGTCCAAGTAGTAACTAATGGAGAATTTTCATCTACAATATTAGATACAAATCCCAGATCTCCTTCTTGATAGAACGTTGAGTTATTATCAACCGTAAAATCACTAACTCCAGCATAAATCAAGAAATATGAATCATTTCTTACTGTACCATCTCTTTCTCTTACTGTTGCAAGAGTATCTACATCATAAACATATTGACCTACAAGGTCTGTAGAAAGAGTTGGATTTTCTGATTCATCAATAACAAAATAATTAAATCCCTTATTGTAATAGGTATATAATGAATCTTTAATTCTTACAACACCCTCTCGTTCAAATCCATAGGTAGAATCAACGTACAGATAGACAATACCATTTTCTGTAATGGGTCTTGCTGTAACTTTAGTTAATTTAGTTGGTACAATATTATTGGAATTTGAGATCTCAACCTCAAATACCTGACTTGCAAATGAGAAGATGTTTTCTACAGTTTGAACTGGAAACTCAAAGTCACCCTGCAGTAAAATAGCACCTTTATTGACTAATTCACCCAGAGGATAATTATCAAGAGTTTCTAATCTTACAATACTCTTGTTTTGATAGATGGCATTAGAAGGTGCCATCAAATAATCTTTAAAGTTAATAATTGATGCTTCTTTCTGGAAAAGGAACTTAAAGTAGAAAGAAATCGAGCTTGGTGTTCCCTTCGATAAGTAGAAATCCTTAATACGCTTACTTACAGTATTGACGTTAAGGTTTTCAAAATTATCTTGTAAGATATTTGCTGGAAACTCTGTCAGATACTGACTTCTGATCTTTTCTAAGAAATATCCAAAATACAGGAACGATTGGTTCCAGACATTCTTACCTGCAAAATGATCTCTAGGAGAGGTAGAAACATTGGGAGTTAACTCCCCCTCTACAGAAAGATCATTAAAAGAATATCCTCTAACACAATCAGTGAATTCTGTGTACTTTACTCCATTTTCCTCAATATGTTGTCTTCTCTTGTAGAGAATGACTTCATCTGAAATCTTGATCAATCCATCATTTAATGGAAACTCTGCGTGCTGATATACTCTAACTGTAGTGCTAGTAGCAGTCAAAGGTAATGCAAGAATTGCATATGGCGTTACATCATCATATGTGTCAGTATCCAATAGATCCTGAATACCATAAAGGATATTCAACGGACTACCATTCGTCTCCATGTACGAATAGTATTCCTGGAGGAACTCAATAAGTTTTGGGTATTGAGTAGCAGTAAACGTAGATACCTGACTCTCTACGGAACTGGATACCTTATAATCGTTAAACATATTTTAACTAGATACTGGAATTTGTCCGACGCCTGATGTTCTAGAAGCAGATGCGATCGTATCAAGAATTGCAGTTACTGATACATCTGCTTGTGAAATTGAAAGATAGGTATCTCTCAATGCTACAATGTCATTTGATGTTGGAATAACAGAAAGTTCAATGTAATCAAGACCACCTACAGCAGAATTAATATTAATCGCATTAATATTTATTTCACCCTTCTCATAGTCAATTGTTCCAGCATTCTTCGAGTAATAAATCTTTTCAGATCCATTCTGTCTGTAAATAGCAATCGTATTGGTTCCCATCTTCTCAAAGAAGTAGACATAGGTTGAATTTTCACCAGTGATCTTAAATCCACTAGATCTCAGATCAGTATTTGGTGAAATACGATTACCATAGCAAATCTCATAGGATGCAAACACATTAGTAAGGAACTTCATGTGTTTTTGCATTCTAATTCTAGTAATGTTTGATGTGATACCAATATCAGTATCGTCAATGGTTCCTACCAGTTTACTATACTTGAATTTACCATTGAAACGATTCAGATCCTTGTCAGAACCATATCCTAGGACGACATTACGTACAATCTCGGCAAGTTGCTGCTTTGTACGCTTTGTAGTGGTATTATTGTAATATACGAAAGAATCAATCTCAAGATAGAGATATGATGGGTCAATAATCTCAGGAATGACAGAAAGGATGGTATACTCCCTGATTGCCTTCTGTAATTCTTGTTTTGCGGTGGTTGTAAGGGTCTCTGCGCCGTATGGTTTCGCTGCGATGAATACTTTACCATACTGAGGTGGAGAGGCGTCTTCCCCGCCGAATACGGAGAAGGATTCGACGTTTGGATACAGTTGAAGAATCAGAGTTTCATAATCTTTGATCGTAACTGCTCTATTCTGTGCTGCATAGTACCTAGGAGCAAGATATTTGATCGATGAGATGTTTTCTGGTGTTGCTCCACCAAGAGAACTCTGATTTACAGTGATTGTTGGGTTTATGTCTCGAATGACAGCACCATTAAAGGTGAAATTGCCTGTAAACTGGAAACTAGAACATTCGTTTGCTTCGTCTTGGTTACAGGTCAAATATTCAATACCTACAACCTCAAGATTTTCTAATTTACGACCAAAGACGTTATCTCCAAAGATTAACTCGAACTGTTCGTTCTTATTCTCTTGAATGAAGTATACTAAATCGTCTGGTCTAAGATTTGTGATGTTTGTTGACTTTCTGTAGGTCAACGGAGCTGAAGTATTGTTCTGATTTACAGTTACGAGCAATAAGTCAACATCTGCGCTCGCACTAGGAACAATAAAGTGCTGTTTTGTCGAAGTATCTACTGTATACTGAACTTTTAAGAGATTTCCTTGATAAAGTTCAATCTCACTAAAGGAAACTACGCGAATTCCAGCAGAATTCAGGTATGCTTCGCGTGTTACGTCGTCTAATACGGAAAAAATGTAACTTCCATTGGAATTTGTGCCTAAAAACGCCTCACCTTTCTTCAAAGTGAGTGCTTCGATCTGTGGAGGCACGGGAATTTCCATTGAAATCACCGCTTTTGAGGATTTTGCCGATCTTGGAGTGTATCCAACAATCTTTGCAAGAGAAACTACGTTCTCTCTGATGGATGCACTGTCAAAAAAGACCTCATTTGCGATTAAATTCGCATTCAGTGCTGAATAATACGTGTTATATGATAATACGTCTAAAATTTGGGATAAAACTGATCCCTCAAAATTATAATCGCTAAAAGTTTCCGAGGAACGTAGGTATTCCTTTAAACTTGTCTTAATGTCTTCAAAATCTAAATTAGTGACTGTATTGAAAGCCATTATACTCTTTCTAAGATAAGGTTTAGCGATTGTGCATCTAAAGGAAGTCCAACGATTTCATAGTAAATAGTGATCTCTAAAGCGTTGTTATCGATATCATCAATGTATTCGACTCGATCAACTTTAACTCTCGAATCATACTGTCGAATAGCATCTTCAATAGAAACGGTTACTTCGTCAGCAACAGTAGGGTCAAATAGTTCAAAAAGCTTTGTTGTTGCCTTTGTACCAAAAAGAGGGCGAAAAACTTTCTCGCCCTGAGCAGTCAAAACAATGTTTTTGATTGCATGTTTGACTGCATCCTCATTTTTTAGTAAAAGTACGTCCCCTGTAATAGGATGACTCTCAAAATTAGGGTTCAGATCAACAAATTTTTTAGATACCTTGACCATTTTACTTGTTTTTATACTTTATATATCAGGTCAACCATTCGGCATAGTCGTCAAACCCACCTTTACCACCACAAGGGCGACTTAAACGGTCCTTAGGGGGGTCATTGGTGGGTTTCTGTGCCTTCTGTAAGTAGTAATCAGATCTAGGATCGGTAATTAGTACTTTTCCTGATTTAATAAAGTCCTCACCTTGGTCGGGAATTGGATGATTTGCCATTTTTCCTCCAAAAATCTGTTTCCAGAACTTTTTGGGAGGTTGCTATCTCCAATTTTATTTATTGACCATTAGAATAAGTCGCTGGATGGAACGCACAATACTCATTGAACGTGATTTTCATCTCTTTCCATGTCAAATTACAGTTTTCTGCTGCTTTTGGAACGTTCCATTTGGCAGTAAACAGCATTTCCATGGATTTTCTGGTCTCTGGTCTCACTTACCCTGCCCCCGATAACGCTTTTTACGTCCGTTACGAGCAGTCGCAGACAGTTTTGTGTTCTTCGAACGACCCTGACGAGTCAGTTTTGGTTTCCCTGGTTCGAATTGAATGCCAGAAAGTCCGATTTTTGAACGAGCAGCCATAATTACGCGATTTTTTTAAAGAACAAAGTGATTTTAACAGATTTTTTCCGCCCTGTCAAGCGTTAAGGTGCAAAAACATTCGTAGATCCGACAGTAATCGTGTCTCCACATGAGATAATCCCGCCAATAATGCCTGGTGGTTTCCCGTTGATGTACGTCAGTTTCGTCGAACCCTTCGAAATTGCTCTGATAGTATGTGGTGGAGGAGGATTTGGAGTCGTACACGAATGTGCTGTATACAAATCTCCCAGACGACCTGCAAGAACGTTATTAACATACACAGGTCCGCCAGCACCTGGGGTGATGGTTGTAAGTGGTGTGCCAGGATAACAAATATGTCCTGTGCTATTATCACCTAATCTTGTAATACCTGACATGTCTTACAGTCCTCCCTGATTTGTCTGACTGGCAATCTTATCTACAAACCTCTGAGTTGCTATGTCTTTATCGTCATAGACACCCTGAGTAGTCGTAAATGTACCTGCACCCACTGGTGGTACACAACTACTAGTTATAACAATCGTATATGTAACGGTAATAACATATTGAGGATCTGGAATATAATGCTGCATATGCTCAGGAGTGGGAATCTCTGCAATCATACCTGTTCCAGGTACACCTGCAATTGGTTCCCCTGTCTCTGGATTCAAATATACAGTAAATGTTAAGGCAGTATCTTGGTTTAATACTCCCTCAGTAGCAACATACCCAGAATCTGAAGTCGTCGTCACTGCCTCGTGAACTACTCCTTCATCATTCCTGTACCTGTATTCCTTATTCGGAAACAAATACTCAGTATATTTTCCTGATACTGTCATCGTAATCGTACCAGGAAATGTTACACTCGCAGATGC